CGCCTTAAAATTAGGCATGCTTCTATTTCGCACATTACGCGTGAAGGGTGAGGGGCATTGGGAAAGAAAGGATGGGAAATGGAAGCTTAAAAAACTAAAGATATCCTCCTTTGAAGAACTTAAAAAAATAAAGCTTAAAGACGCAAGAAGTCAGATTGCACAAACAACCGGGAATCAATGGTCCGAAGAGGATGATCCAGCATCAATCCTAGCTGCGTTGAGGAAACTGAATTGCGAGTAATATTCGACACTAATATTCTGGTTCCATTTTTAACTGAAATGAAACCCAATTTTACCATTGTAGATCCAGAATCAGGTGAACTTATATCTGAGGTTCCTCGACGTATAGATGCGCTAGTTGAAAGAATTGATAACATCAATGGAACAATAATCATTCCAGCGCCAGTGCTAGCAGAATTTCTTATTGGTATAGATAAAGAGAAACATCAGGCACATATAAATCTGATCAGATCGATGTCCTGTTTTGAAATTGCATCATTTGATGAAATGGCAGCTATAGAATGTGCACAACTGCCAACCCTAAGCGAATTGAAGCAAATGATGAAGTCCGACACAGCCAATAAAATTAAATTCGACAGACAAATAATCTCAATTGCAAAGGCCCTAAGTATTGATGAGGTTTGGACTCATGACCAAGGCGTATTCAAAAGATGTAAACAGTTGGGCATAGCCGTCAGGTCATTATTGTCCGTTGAACCGCCACCCATGCAAGGAAGCATAGATTTTGCAATCGACCCAGCGAGTACGAATTTGCATTAGTAAAACATAGTCCGGTCATCGCCGCCGGGTTTGTTATATCTCCTTACCCACCAGACCCACCTCTATTCCCATCCCGAACTCCCCGATCCCGACCTTAGCGTCGGGATTTTTTTGCCTGCAACTCACAGTTTCTCAATCTAGCTACCCGGCATTAAACTTTTTGTTTATCTGAAATTACTCATTTAGTTGACACAAGTTTAAACATTGTGTTTAATCTATCTCACCAAGACGCACCACGAACCACCCAGGCATGGAGCCCACGAAGTAGCCGCCGACGGCATACGAATAGTCGGATGAGGTGGAGTGATTAACGCGCATCAGGTTAAAGAAACGTTCCGCCAGCCTGGCGACAAGGGCAAATGAGGGTGACCATGATTGACTACGCACGTAAACCAGTACGGCAGCAGGCCGTAAAACTGAGTTCTCTTGGGGCGTTTATTCGCCGCCTCTGTTACCTCTTGGCACAGAAGGGGAATCCTGATGTGTAACTCGAAGAAATGCGCGTACTGCCGCAAACCAATCGAGCAAGGGAAAGAAGTTAAAAACGTATTGCTCTTCATCCGCGGCGCCCAGCTGGCGCGCGAACAACGTGATTACTGTTCTGTGCGTTGCGCTTCGTACGACCAAATGGCCCACGAAAGCTAACGTAACCCCGCACAAGGCGGGATCCACGTCCGGTGCCACCGACCAAAGTACACCGGAATTTATACCAAAACCAAAAACACACCCAATGGGCGCTATCTCTGACCCGGGGATCTTACATCCAAAAATGAGGATCTGACATGGAATTTTTCTACGTGGTTAAGGCCACTCAGAAATCCGGTAAGCAGGATGCAGTGATCTGGTTCACTGCGAAAACCGAAGCCCGCGCCGCCCTGACGCTCGATGTTGAGCTGGAAGAAGCTGGCATCGAAACTGGCCGCGGTAAAGACTACGGCAAACCGATTCGCACCGACATGCCGGTTGTAGACGATCTGCCTGAGGAAGGTGTTGTCTGCTTCGAGTTCTGTAAGCGCTACGCTCTGGCCGACGACCAGCGCACCTGGAACGTGATTCCTGGCGCCGCATCTCAGGGCGAAACCACCCTCGCCCCGGTGGCCACCAGCGATGCGGATCTGACTGTCGCGCCGGTAACCGTCACTGATACCGCAGACGCCGGCAAAACTTCCCTGCTGGAAAATCGCACCCCGGCTGTACGCTTCGCCGTCCATCTTTTGGGTGACAAATACCTTTCGGAGATCAGCCAGGAGCAGCAAATCGTTGCCAACGAACTGGCGACCGATGAGGGGAATGCTTATTTCCAGAACCTGCTGCAGGCCAAAAATGATGTTGCCGATATTGGCGATCTCAGCCTGCATGCCGAGTGGAAACTGGTGCAGGCCGTCAAAGACGTTTTCCCACAGGACAAAGAACATGAACCTGCGCAGTTGGCCGCCTTCATGTCGAGCTGGATTGAGGCCGAAGCTGGCGATCGCAATCAGCTGGTTGATGACTGGAAGAGCGGAAAGCTCCCGATCCAGGATGAACCGGTCTACTGGTATGAGAATGGACTGAGGGTCCTCAAATGCGGTGATGAATCCACTCGTTACGCGGTTTGCAAGCTGCCATTCCGTCAACAGCTGCTGGCTCAACTGACGGTGGACGAACTGCGTCATCATGTTACCCGTGGTGAACATGCGGAACTGCATGCGCTGGAGATGGATACCGACAACAGCTATGTCCAGACGCTTCTGCTTGCTGCTGAAAGCTGCTCTGAGATTAAGGCTTTCGATACCAAAGACCTGTGGCGCTATACGAATGCTATTCGAAAAGTGTTCAGCATGGATAAGCGCCATGAATTGGCTCTGCTGCTGCAGTTCACTAAAGCCTGGGTAGCCACCCCATATATTGACCGCGGGATCCTGACGCGCGAATGGTCCGCAGGTAATCGCATCAGCCACGTGCAGCGCACAGATGCAGGCACCAATGCCGACGGCGGGTATGTAACTGACCGCGGCGCAGATGCGCATCACACCCTGGACACCCTCGATCTGGAGATCGCCTGTGCCCTTCTGCCGATGGACTTCAACCATCTGGAAATCCCCGGCAGCATCCACCGCCGCGCTAAAGAGATTGTCGCGAACAAAGAAGAACCTTGGAAATCATGGAGCAAAATCCTGCGCAACCAGCCAGGCGTTCTGGCGGTCAACCGCGCGGCCATCTTCAACCTGATGCGCATCGCGCCGGAGAATATCCACCTGACGCCAGTTGTTCATCTGGAGTTCGTGAATAAGACCATGACGGCTGAGTTCTGCCAAGCGACTGAGCTTCTACCTCTGCCGTCCATCGAATCGGAAGAGGACACTCAAGCCGCCGAACAGCAAAACGCATTGCCGAAATGGGTAGAAGCCGGTGAGCAACAACTTGCTGATGAAGATGAAGCGGAAACGCAATCCCTGCCTAAGTGGGCAAATGCTGCCGACAGCCAGCCACAGGTTGCGAACCTCGGCGGCGGCATGTTCTCCATCGAAGGTCTGATGAGCGATAAACAACCAGAAAATGATGTCCGTTCACCAATTAATGAGGAGACCACCAGCGATGTGCAGATGGAAGAGACTAACCCGCAGGAAGGAGAAGCTGGTGACGCGTTACCACCAGGCGAAAGCGCTGATGCAGCTGATCCGCAAACAGTTGCCCTGAGTGCGGCTGAGGTTCTGGCCGCCGCGGCGCCGACTCTGGCAAACCATGATGAGGCGGATGTAAACAAGAAAACGGAAAACGCGCATCAGAATGACGATTCTGCGCATCAAAACGCGCCAAAAGCGAATCAGAGCGAGCCAAAAGCGCAACAACCAGAACCAGCTGTCGAATATCCAGCTTACTTCGAACCGGGCCGCTATGAAGGTTTGCCGAATAACGTTTATCACGCAGCGAACGGGATCAGCAGCACCCAGGTGAAGGATGCTCGCGTCAGCCTGATGTACTTCAACGCGCGCCATGTCGCCAAGACCATCCCGCGTGAAGGTTCAAAAGTGCTGGATATGGGCAACCTGGTGCATGCGCTGGCGCTGCAGCCAGAAAACCTCGACGAAGAGTTCAGCGTGGAGCCGGTGATCCCGGAGGGGGCGTTCACCACTGCGGCGACCCTGCGCGCCTTTATCGACGAACACAACGCCAGCCTGCCGGCGCTGCTGAGCGCTGACGATATCAAAGCGCTGCTGGAAGAGCACAACGCAACCCTGCCAGCACAGCTGCCGCTGGGCGCATCGGTTGAGGAAACCTACGCAGCGTATGAGCAATTGCCTGAGGAATACCAGCGCATTGAGAACGGCACAAAGCATACCGCTGCCGCAATGAAGGCCTGCATCAAAGAGTACAACGCCACCCTGCCTGCGCCGGTGAAAACCAGCGGCAGCCGTGACGCGCTGCTGGAGCAGTTGGCGATCATAAACCCTGACCTGGTGGCGCAGGAAGCCCAGAAACCAGCACCGCTGAAAGTGTCCGGCACCAAAGCAGAGATGATCCAGGCGGTGAAGTCCGTGAAGCCGGATGCGGTATTCGCTGACGAACTGCTGGACGCGTGGCGCGAGAACCCGGGTGACAAAATTCTGGTGACCCTCCAGCAGATGGAAACGGCGCTGGCCATTCAGAAAGCGCTGTACGAACACCCGACCGCCGGGAAACTGCTGCTGCACCCTGATCGCGCTGTTGAGACGAGCTATTTCGGTATCGACGAAGAGACCGGGCTGGAAATCCGCGTGCGCCCGGATCTGGAAATCGACATCGACGGCGTGCGGGTCGGCGCCGACCTAAAAACCATCAGCATGTGGAACGTGAAGCAGTCCGGCCTGCGCGCCCGCCTGCATCGCGAAATCATCGACCGCGATTATCACCTCAGTGCGGCCATGTACATGAGCACCGCGGCGCTGGACCAGTTCTTCTGGATTTTCGTCAACAAAGACGAGGGCTACCACTGGATCGCCATCGTCGAAGCCAGCGAGGAGCTGATTGAGCTGGGCATGCTCGAGTATCGCCAGACGATGAACCGCATCGCCAACGCGTTCGACACTGGCGAGTGGCCAGCGCCGATCACCGAAGACTACACCGACGAACTGAACGACTTCGACCTGCGCCGCCTTGAAGCGCTGCGTACTCAGGCATAAGGGGAATGACGATGGAAAACATGAATATCGTAACCGCGGAGCAGCAGGCTCCAAACACTATCTCTGCCAGCAATGCCATCTTCAACGTGCAGGCATTAACCCAGCTGCAGGCCGTTGCCGGTTTGATGGCTCAGGCCGCCGTTACGGTCCCTGAACATCTTCGCGGCAACCCAGCCGACTGCATGGCCATCATCATGCAGGCGATGCAGTGGGGGATGAACCCGTACGCGGTGGCGCAGAAAACGCACCTGGTCAATGGCGTGCTGGGTTATGAAGCGCAGCTGGTAAACGCGGTGATCTCCAGTTCTAACGCCATTGTGGGCCGCTTCCACTATGAGTACGAGGGCGATTGGTCGAAATGCGCCAGCAGCCGCGAAGAGATCGTGAAGAAGCCTGCAAAAGGCGGCGGGACGTACGACAAGAAAGAAATGGTACGCGGCT